AGAAAGAGAAATGATGGAGCATTTGTCGAGCAAATCGCAGACGCTCTTGATCGAAGTGTAAACTCAGTACGAGGCAAGGCTCTTAGCCTCCTTCGTTCTGGTGATATTGATGCGATTCCGCGTCAAGAGTTTACAAAAGGAACTTCCAAAGAAGATCCTTTGGCAGATTTGGGCGACGTGTCAGAAATGACTGTCGACACAATAGCAGACGCTATTGGCAAAACTCCTCGTGGAGTTAAAACGATGCTAACGCGTCGTGGCCTTATCGCGGCTGACTATGACGGTGCTGCAAAGCAAGCAAAAGCAGCAGGTTAATTTAGGCGGGGAAACCCGCCTTATCTTCGGGGGAAGAGTTGAACATCGCAAGTGCGTTAATAAAGCAGGTTATAGCTCTGCAGGATTTTGATACCTGGAGTTCTGTACGCCGAGATTATTTACCAACTGAGTATCACAGTTTATTTTCTATAATAGACAAACATACTACGACGTATCACTCTCTTCCCACCTTTGAAGAGTTAAAGTTTTCTATTCGTGATTCAAAGTCTCTTGAAAAGCTCTATGCTATTGAGACAGTACAAGTTGAAGCGGATGCTTCAATGCTTCTTGATTATCTCAAGAACGAGTACACTCAAAAGGAGATACTTGATTCACTAGAAACTTATATTGATAATTCTGTAGCTTTTGAAAATGCAGAAGAATCAGTAACCCATCTGCATCAAATTGTTCTCGATGTCGAGAAGAAAGTTGATTTGCAACCGCCTCAGGAGAGTATGCAACGTATCTCTCTATTTGAGGATGATGAAGAGATTTCCAGATACCTTGCTTTGGGATTAAATGAGAACTATGATCGCGAGATTCGGTTCTCTCCAAAAGACCTTGTATTGATTGGTGGTCGACGAGGTGCTGGTAAATCTCTAACTTGTGCTAACATTGCTCATAATGTGTTTGAAAGTGGTAGGTCTGCGATGTATTTTACCATCGAGATGGACTCTATCCAGACTCTACAAAGAGTTTGTTCAATCGCAACGGGGATACCATTCTCAAGACTTAGAACTAAAAATCTAAGTATTCAAGAATGGGAACTTGTAACTGGCTGGTTTGCTAGTCGTTTTGAAAACAGTAACGGAATTTTTGAAGAATACAAGGAACACCGAAACTTTGAAGACTTTCATCATAAACTTACAACAACCTGTGGGCTTCTCCCGACCCAACAAGTAGATGTAATTTATGATCCAGGCTTGACGCTTGCAAAAATCAAAGCCGAAATGGACAAGAAAGTGAAAGCTCTCGATGTTGCAGTAGTTCTTGTAGACTACATAAACCAAGTGAAGCGTTCAGCTATTCCATCTCGTATGGGACAGTACGACTGGACAGAACAAATAGAAGTGAGTAAAGCACTAAAGAGTATGGCACAGGAGTATGAATGTACTGTTGTTACGCCATATCAAACTGACGCTGGCGGTGAAGCGCGTTTTGCAAAAGGTATACTTGATGCTGCTGATGCAGCGTATGCTCTTGAAACTTATGACCAAGAGGATGCATGTATGACATTCAATTGTACTAAAATGCGTTCAGCCGCCATGCGCTCTTTTACTTCTACCGTTAACTGGGAAACCATGAAGATTGGTCCAGAAACTGCGATGACTCCAAAGGAAAGAGAGGAGTCAGAGCACAAGACAGGAGAAGATATAGATGATATCTAGAAGCGACCTGCCTCAGCTCAGTGTAGAGCTACTAGAAGAAAAAAAGATTCCTTATGAGTATCTCAGACTTACTGTATCGAGTATAAAGCCTATTCAGAGTGATCGGCTTCCTTTCGATGATAATAGATATCTTGAAAGATATGTAAAAATTATAAATGATACCTATAAACCTCTTGTTATAGATAAAAACTTTTATCTGATAGATGGACACCATCGTTATGATATTATGAAACGCATGGAGTTTTTTGAAGTTGTAAGAGTTTTACAGTGTGGAATTAGTTATCAAACAGTTATAGAACTTTTCAAAAAATAATTCTTGACTTTTTAATCTTGAGCTGATATAATACGCATATGAAAAACAGGGGCAATTCTGCCTCTGTTCTTCGTTCATCTTACTCTGTAAGACGGAAGTAGACAATTTTTGTTGAAGGAACGCAGACCTTTAGGAGAAATGTTATGACTACTATATACAGAGGCGTTAGAGCGCAGAAGCATGTTTCAGAAAATATTGACAAAAGACCCACACGTGGTGTCTATAGAGGTGTCAAGTGGCAGTCTGAAGATGCACAGCCAGCTCCAAGAATGACTCACGGTACATACCGAGGAGTCAAGTGGGGCAACTAAGCCGATAGTCCCGACAGAAGGGAAGCGCGGGTTTCCCTTCACCCTTCCTTAAAAATACTTCTTGACATTTTTGCTCAAACCCTGTATAATATATATTCTTATTTCGGAGGAAACTATGTTTATACAAGGCAATCTAAATTATACCTATTCAGGTAGAAAGAAAAAGACGTACAAAGTCAAGAAAGTTAAAAAAACTTTCATACCTCTCAATCCCCAAAAACATCAGCAGTTCAGATCTATCTGGTGGGAACAGAAGAAAAATCAACCAAAGTCTAGGGAATTTTTGCCTTGGACAGATCCAAAATGTCAACTCTACAAGAAAGAGATTAGTAGCAAATATACAGTGAGTGTACCCTATAATAAAGGTGCATATCAAGTAATTTCAAAAGAGGATGTAAAATACATTGGAAAGTAGCATAACATATCAAAGTATAAAAGTTCTACAGGCTCAGCTTAAAGCTGCTTATTCTCGAATTGCAGCATTAAATTCTGAAGTTGCTGTCTACAAGAAAAAATATCGAGATGCTGTAGACAATAATGAATATAAAGAAAAGTATCGAAACTTGCTTGACCACCAAAATGATATTCTGGATAAAGATTTCAAGATGCGGCAGAAGTCTTTAACTGAACTAAACTATGATGGTGACGAGGATTAGTGTAGCAAAACTTATTACAAAACTTATTACAAAACGAATGAAACAACTAGACCTTTTTAAGAAAGACTTGCCTTCTGCTGTTGATGATGCTGCTGAGGTAATGTCACAGCAATTGGAACTATTAAATAGAGATTATCCCAAGACATTAGAATCTTTAGAGGATAAGCCTCTTACTTGGAAAGAAGTACTAAAAGATCCTGAGTCAGCAGTTACATTGGGCTGTGTGGTAGTAGTAGTATTATTGATGATATTTTGGTAATGAACGTAGAAGAATTATTACAATCAAGAGGTATATCGTACATACCAAAAGGAAAAGACTTCGTAGTACGTTGTCTCAATCCTGATCATGACGATAAGAACCCAAGTATGAGAGTCGACCAGATTGATGGTCGGTTCAATTGCTTTGCCTGTGAGTATAAGGGCAATCTTTTTTCTTTGTATGGAGAAAAGTTTGGTGGCTTACAGGTGAAGAGAGACATAGTGACTAAAAAAATAAAAGAAAAACGAGCAGAAAGTATTGGACTAACCTTTCCTACAAACTATATGCCTTATGTTGGTAACTGGAGAAATATATCTCCAAAAACATATGCAAAGTTTGAAGCCTTTGAGCATACAGGAAAAGATTACACTAGTCGAATAAACTTTCCGATAAGAGATATTTCCGGAAAGATAGTAGCTTTTCAAGGCAGACATACGGGTGGAGATACTCCAAAGTATCTATTTACTCCACCTGGTGCGAGTCTACCTCTTTTTCCACAAGTATCTCCTCGTCAGGGAGATATTATCCTAGTAGAAGGCATATTTGATATGCTAAATCTACATGATAAAGGAATACAGAATGCTGTATGTTGTTTTGGTACAAACAATATTAATGAAGATAAGCTTGCAATACTAAGTATGCAAGGCGTAAGTAGAATTACTATCTTCTTTGATGGAGATGAAGCAGGACAAAAAGCAGCCATAAATGTGAAAGTGATGAGCGAAAAAATTGGTTTTCGCGTCAGGAATATTGAGTTGAAAGACTTAGATCCTGGAGCACTTACAGAAACTCAAATCCGTAAACTGGAGAGTAAATTATATGCCTAAAGTTGCATTAGTAGAAACTAAACCAAGTCGCACAAACTTTGCAAAAGAGTTTGATGGCGCATTTGAATTTGATCAGTATCAACTATGTTCTGATCCAAGTATAAAGAAAGTATTAAAGAAAGACTGTGACATTTCAATCGATACGGGGTTGTACGATTGGGTAGTTTTAGTAGGTGCAGATGCGCTGAAGTACTTCACAAAAATTAATTCAGTTACAGAATACTCTGGCAAGAAAGTAGAGGACAAGTTCTTGCCTGTAATAAATCCTGCAATGCTTGCCTTCAAACCAGAAGCTCGTAGAACGTGGGATGACTCTAAAACAAATATTATTGCTTACATCAATGGTGAGATAGAAGATGTAGTTATTGATGAAAGTATTGCCAAAGGTACACAAGATACCGAAGTAGCAAAAGAATGGATTCGTGGAGCACTAGCACATACAGGTGATTATATTGCTCTTGACTCAGAGACAAGCGGCTTATATCCTCGCAACGGTCATATGATTGGTATTTCTATGTCCTACAATGGTGAAGAAGGTATCTATATTGACACGGATTGCTTTGATGAAGAAATCGAAAAGATGCTTCATGAGCTGTTTCTAAAAAGACGAGTAATCTTTCATAATGCAAAGTTCGATATGGCTTTCTTTGAGTATCACTTTGGTTTTGAGTTTCCCAACTTCGAAGACACCATGTTGCTCCATTACCTCATAGACGAGAATCCGGGAGGGCATGGTCTGAAGCAACTCTCCCTCAAATTTACACCCTATGGTGATTATGAAAAACCAATGTACGATTGGATTGATCAGTACAAAAGATCCAATGGGCTAAATCAAAGTAACTTTGCTTGGGACATGATTCCCTTTGACATTATGAAAACCTATGCAGCAATGGATGCTGTATGTACTTTTCTGCTTTACCAAAAATTTAAGAAAATTAAAAATAATTCAAAACTCAAGTGGGTATACGACCATATTCTCATTCCTGGCTGCCGCTTTCTCATGGAGGCACAGGACAATGGCGTACCATTTGACCCACAGCGACTTCTTAAATCACAGTCTTTGATGCAAGAAGACATTGATGCTGCAATTAATCAGCTCTATGAAGTAGAGGCTGTACGAGAGTTTGAAAAAGTACAGGGAAAAGAATTCAATCCCAACAGTACAGTTCAGTTACGAAGCTTGCTGTTTGATTATATTGGTCTTAAACCCACAGGAAAAAAGACAGGCACAGGAGCTAATTCTACAGATGCAGAAGTACTCCAAGAACTCGGAGATCAACACGATGTTCCACGGTTTATACTTAACATACGTCAAAAGTCTAAAATCAAAAATACATACTTGGATAAAATCATTCCCCAGCTCGATCGAGACGATCGACTTCGCACTAATTTTAATCTACATGGTACTACTAGTGGACGCCTTAGTTCGTCTGGCAAACTAAATATGCAACAGTTGCCTCGAGATAATCCAATTGTCAAAGGTTGTATTCGTGCAAAAGAAGGTAACAAGATTGTTGCAATGGACTTAACTACCGCAGAGGTATATGTTGCAGCAAAGCTTGCCGAAGATGAGGCACTTATGGATGTATTTCGTTCCGGTGGAAACTTTCATAGTAGTATCGCAAAGACAGTATTTAAATTACCCTGCAATGTAGAAGATGTTGCAGAACTCTATGGAACTCAAAGACAAGCTGCAAAAGCAGTTACATTCGGTATTATGTATGGAGCTGGTCCTTCTAAGATCAGTCAACAAGTAACAAAAGATTCAGGAAAATATTTTAGTGTATCAGAAGCTAAAGAAGTTATCGAAGATTATTTCGGCTCTTTTCACCGTCTTAAAAAGTGGATTGAGACAAATCAAAAATTCATCATCCAGAATGGTTTCGTTTATTCGTTTTTCGGGCGAAAAAGACGATTACCAAATGTACTATCTGAGGATGCTGGTATCCGTAGTCACTCTGTTAGGTCTGGGCTTAATTTTCTCGTTCAGTCTGCTGCTTCAGACATTAATCTTTTAGGAGCGATTGATACTCACAGAACAGTAAAGCAAAGAAAGATGAAGAGCCGTATCTTTGCTTTAGTACACGACTCAATACTAGCGGAGGTACCAGAAAATGAAGTGGAAGAATACTCAGATATTCTCAAGAACTGTATTCAAATGGATAGAGGTATATCTATCTCCGGTGCTCCTGTCGGCTGTGATTTTGATGTGCATGACGACTATTCCTTAGGCAAATTCGAAAAAATGTATGGTGATTACGCATAAAACTATTGGAAAAGTAACGTTTCCAGTATTTATACTACCTTCAAGCAACTGGTATGAAAAAGACGGTCTTGTCTACATTGATAGACGAATTATAGACGATAAAAATATGCCAGGAGATACAATAGGAAAACGCAGAATGCAGACCCCTATGAAAAATCTTATGCCGATACGAGGATCTCTCGGTAGCTTAGTAGGAATACTTAAACAAACGAGCAAAACTTTTATAGACTCACGAGGAGTACCTTTTCTTTATGAAAAAACTCGCTCGTGCTCTCTTCGTTATTATAGAATCAAAAGAGTAGAACAAAAAAATAGTGCTTCTGTTCTTTGGTTGAAAGGAGTTAGTTTTCCTTTCAAAGTACCTCGCCCACCGACAACAAACTTGCAGTGGGCAGGAATTTTGCACCTTGGAAACCGCCCTTGGTTGCTTTACGAGTACTCACAAGAGAAACTTGCTGACACTCGAAGAAAGGTATAGATATATGTCAAAGAGATCAAAAACATTGGCTGGCTCAGGACTTTCACTTGCAGAGATAGAACCTCTTACAAAGAATCAACTCATAGCATTTGAAAGCGATAAAAATCTCATTCTACATGGACTTGCTGGTACTGGTAAAACATTTATCTCTTGTTATATTGCATTTGATGATATGGTAAAAAATGTTTATAATAACTTAGTAATTATACGAAGTGCAGTGCCTACACGAGATATTGGATTTCTACCTGGAAGTGAAAAAGAAAAAGCATCAGTATATGAAGAACCCTACAAAGAGATAGCTCTTGAATTATTTCAACGTGGAGATGCTTATGAAATACTTAAAACAAAAGGATTAGTGCATTTTATGACTACCTCTTTTATACGAGGTATTACTCTCAAAGAGACAGTAATTATTATTGATGAGTGTCAGAATATGACGTTTCATGAGCTAGACTCAATTATTACACGAGTAGGACCAAATTGTAGGGTTATTTTTTGTGGTGATTTTCGACAATCGGATCTTAAATCAAATGGGCTAGAAAGCTTTATGGAGATACTTAAAAATATGGGATCTTTTGATTTTATTAATTTTGAAATCAAAGACATAGTACGAAGTGAGTTCGTAAAAGATTATATAATTGCAAAAACTAAACTAGGGTTGTAATGGAGAAAGCAACAAAAGAAGAAATTGAAAAGTGGAGAGAAGAAGACTATTGGAATAGAATGGATTTTAATCCAGCATGGATATTTATTCTTCCGACAGTAGTCATATTACTTGCTCTGGGTGGAGCATATATTTTTGGACATTATATAATTCCAGGCGTATTATGAGTGATACAAATATAATTTCTTTCCTCGAACTACAAAAGAACAAAGAAAAAGATGCAGAACTTATATTTTACAGAGAAAAACTAAACAGTTTAAGAATGAGACAATCTTTTATTCATGCTGAAATAGAGCTTACACTGAAGATAATTGAAATGATCGAAAAAGAAAAAATTATAGAAGTGGTAAGAGATGAAAAGGAGCCATAGGTGCACGAAAGTATTTTAGAGATTCTTGAAAAAGAAAAACAAAGACAAGAAACACACTTTGAGTTAATTGCGAGTGAAAACTTTGCAAGTGATGCTGTTCGTTCTCTCTGTGGTAGTATATTTACAAATAAGTATGCAGAAGGCTATCCCGGAAAAAGATATTACAATGGCTGTGAGCATATGGATGAGATAGAAACTTTAGCTATAAATTCTGTATGTGAATTATATAACTGCAATTTTGCAAATGTACAACCACATAGCGGGGTCAATGCAAATACAGCAGTTTACCAAGCTTTTCTAAAGCCAGGAGACACAATACTTGGAATGGATCTTGCAAGTGGAGGACATTTAAGTCATGGAGCAAAACCTACTTTAAGTGGTAAAGTATATACTGCTCATGCCTATGGAGTGAATGAAAAGGGCTATCTTGATTACAATGAGATAGAAAAACTTGCAAAAGCCTGTAAACCAAAGATGATTGTAGCGGGTGCAAGTGCATATTCTCGACAAATAAACTGGAAAAGTTTTAGAGAGATTGCAGATAAAGTTGGCGCATTTCTACTTTGTGATATGGCACACTATAGTGGTCTGATTGCTGGTAATGCTTATGACTCTCCCCTGCCTTATGCAGATGTAGTAACAAGTACTACACATAAAACTCTACGAGGTCCAAGAGGCGGCATGATTCTATGGAACAATGAGGATTATAGTAAGAAAATTAATAGTGCAATTTTTCCTGGAACTCAGGGCGGACCTTTGATGAATATAATTGCTGCAAAAGCACAGTGCTATAAAGAAGCTCTTCATCCATCTTTCGACGAATATATAGAAGCTGTTATAGAAAATGCAAAAGCTATGGCAGAAGTATTCTTAGAAAAAGGATACAATATTATAACAAAGGGAACAGATAGTCATATACTTTTACTTGATTTGAGTGATAAATCAATAAGTGGTAGAGAGGCTGCAGATTTACTAGAAGTAAATGATATTACTGTAAATAAAAATGGAGTACCAAACGATCCACGTAACTTTATAGAAACAAGCGGTATTCGTATGGGAACAGCGGCAGAAACAACAAGAGGAAGCGGATTAGAAGAGTTCAAAATTATGGCCGAGCACATGGTAAATATCATGGAAGGTCAATGAAAGCTGTTATAAGTAATCGAATATATCTTGAAGTAACGGAAGCATACAAGGAAATTTTAAACAAAGAACTTACTTATACTATTCCCTCTTTCAAGCCTACGGATCCACCTCTTGTTATTAAGAATATGGCAAGAATAAAATCAAATCTAGTAAGTATTCCAGTAGGAAGAACGGATTTGATACCAGAAGACTATGAAATAGTCGATAAGCGCGAGCATATACCAGTAGAACTTCCTAACTTTAAGTTTGATTTACGAGAAAGTCAAAAAGAAGTTTATGACGCAATTGACGATAATGCTATAATCAACGCATGGGTCAGTTGGGGTAAGACTTTTACAGGTCTTGCAATTGCTGGCAAGCTTGGTCAAAAAACACTTGTGGTAACACACACAGTCCCACTACGAAATCAGTGGGCAAAGGAGGTAGAAAAAGTCTATGGATTTAAACCAAGTATTATTGGAAGTGGCAGCATGGATCTTACTGGTCCTGTGGTTATTGGTAATACTCAAACTCTTTACCGTAATATTCCAGCGATACGTCATGCTTTTGGAACAATCATCTTGGATGAAATGCATCATGTCTCGTCTCCGACGTTTTCTAAAATAATAGATTCAAATTATGCAAGATATAAGATAGGATTATCGGGCACAATAGAAAGAAAAGACGGCAAACATGTAGTCTTTAGAGATTATTTTGGACATAATGTTTATAAACCCCCAAAAGAAAACTTTATGGTGCCAAGTGTTCATGTTCTTCGTTCAGAAATACGATTTATGGATGGAGCTAGAATACCTTGGGCAAATAAAGTAACAAAACTCGCAAATGATAACGAGTATAGACATACCATTGCTATGGCGGCAGCAGCCTACGCCGCAAAAGGCCATGTAGTTTTGGTCGTAAGTGATCGTGTACATTTTCTGAAAGCTTGCGCCGAACTCGCAGGCGAAGATGCTATATGTATTACGGGAGAGGTAGCGCACGAGGAAAGAGAAGAGTACTTGTCTGCTGTGAGAAACGGCAAAAAGAACATTCTTTTTGGGACTCAGGCTATCTTTTC